GGATCTGCGCTGCCATCCCGGACACGTTGCCCAACACGTCACTGAAACCGCTCGTCAGGCCTCGATTGAGGCCGTCCATGATCCAGCCACCATTAGGCACCAGCAGCTTGAGGTCGTACGCCTTCGGGCCCTTGTGGTCGGCGATCCAGTCACCGATACCAGACACCCATGATTCGACTGATTCCCATTTCGATTTCAGGCCCTCCCACAGTCCCGAAATGATCTGCGAACCCGCATCCCACAGAAGCGAACTCACGTTGCCGAGAGCGTTCTTGATCTTGTTCGGGACATCTTTCACCCACGAAACCAAGTCTTCAAACTTCTCTTTCGCAGCATCCCGCATGTCACCAAACCAGCGGCCAACCGTGGACCAAAGGTTTCCAAGAGCAGACAGGCCAGACCTGATTCGGTCGGGAATCCCAGTGAAAAACGAGATGACACCATTCCATATAGTCGAAGCGGTAGAGCTGATCGACGACCAGATAGACGAAGCGGTAGAAGAAATACCCTCCCACACCGACGACCACCACGCACCCACCGACGCCCACAACCCATTCCACCAGGTAGCCAACGCCTGCGCAGTAGACGACAACCATGACGTGAAAGAAGACCAGAGTTCCCGCCCCGTCTCCGTCTGAGTGAAAAAGTAAACCAATCCAGCAGCCAGGGCACCAATAGCGGTCACGACCAGCATGATCGGGTTAGCGTTCATGACGACATTAAAGGCGAGCTGGATTGCCGTCGCAGCCTTCGTTGCTGTGCCCCATATGGTCAACGCGACCTGCCACGCCTTGTATGCGACCACCACAGATCCGACGCCGACAGCCAGTGCGGAAAGCCAGTCTTTGTTCTGAGAGACCAATGACCCAAATGATTGGAGCGCAGGCACGGCTGTCCCAGTAATCCATCCAGACAGGGTTTCAACAGCCGGCATGACGGTCCCTGAAACGAATGTTGCGGCAGCCCCGAGCGTGTCCGTGATCGCAGGCTTCCACTGCGTGATGAGTTCGGATAGCCCTCCAACGATTGTCGCTTTTAGGTTTCCCCACGCCCCTTCAATTGTGGACGTCGAGGTTGCGGCGTCTGCTGCGACGTCCGTCATGCCGAGCTGCATGATCGCCTCGTTGAATTCGCCGGCGGTGATCTCGCCTTTCTCCATCGCGTCACGGAAGTTGCCGGTGTACGCACCGTTTTGCTTCATGGCTTCCTGGAGCTTGCCCGAAGCTCCGGGGATCGCGTCGGCGAGCTGATTCCAGTTCTCGGTAGTGAGCTTGCCCGCGCCTGCTGTCTGCGTGAGCACCATGCCGACAGATGAGAATGTTTCAGCGTTGCCACCAGCGACAGCATTCAGATTGCCTGCCGCCTCAGCCAGCTTGTCATAGTCATCGACCGAGTTAGCGGCAAGCTGAGCGGTAACGTTCTGGATATCCGACAGAGAGTACACCGTCTTGTCCGCGTAATCCTGCGTGGACGCAGTGAGTTTTTCAATCGTTGACGTATCTAGACCGGCGAAATCCAGCGTTTGCTTGAACTTGTCAGTAGCGTCTGACGCCTCTACAGCTTCGGAAACAAATGACCCGATGAAGCCTACGAGGCTAGTTGCAGCAGCCGAAACAAGGCCTCCTACGGCACCTGCTATAGCGGCCGTTTTTGTCGAGATCCCGGTGGACATAGAATCGGCGGCAGTCGTAACTTGCCCGAACTGCGATTTGATATCTTTCGCGAAATCGTTACCGGAAGAGATGGCAAGCGATACATACGCTACAGCGACTTCATTTCCCGCCATTTCGCTCCAATCCGAGACGTTTCACCGCTAAACTTGGTGGCATGGGTTTCAAAGAAATGCGCGAACGCGCAAAAGAGGCAGCAAAAAACGCACCAATCGCCAAATATGGTGGACTCAGTGACCCGATCGAACTGCGCAAAGATACAATCAAGCGCCTCATCGGGACAGAATCTGAGGCTGGCGAACATTCGCTTGTGGGAGTGACAGCCCGCGTGGAGGAAGCAAACGCTCTCGAATCGCGCGTAACCATGACGCGACTCGTCGCCCTCGGAGTATTCGCTTTCGCAGCGAAGAAAAAGCGAGGCGGCGAATCATTCCTCACCATCGAGGGCCCCGATTTCTTCTGGGCGATCGAAGTGGATCGGAAGAAGAAAATGGATGCCATCAAATTCGCGAACGCAGTCACCGCCCAAGCGAAACTAGCTACCGCTGCAGGCGACTAGCCCGCCACGCATCGAATTCCGCGATCGAATCGAATGCGCGCGTTGACTTCCACACATGCCTCTCACCGCCAGGCTTGCGCGGAGCACCTGGGCGCGGGAACGGTTCAGGTCGGGAGATACGGTTCCGGTGGCGCTTGTCGGTATTCACCGACAGTAGCGCGTATGAATTTTCTTGGATCGCATCCACAATGCAGGCAAGAGTTTCATGCACCTGCCCCCACACCGGCGTCCCCTTCGGCATGTACTCCACCATCGCCAAAACTTCACGCATCCGGTAGCCACGCGCCCGCAGTTCACGCGGGGACGCATGGTATGTGGCCATAAATTGTGCGAACTCACCGCCGTCGCCAACACAGACGGCGATGAGTCTCAGGAGTTTGGGTTGATACCCTCAAGAACCTTCATACATTTCTTGATAATAAGCCGCGTGGATACACGCCCATCCACCGTGCATTCACGTTTCAACGCCTCGTAGGCTTTTGGGTCGTCGTTGAAGATGAACTTCGCCCACTTGATTTGTGCGCTTGGCGAATTGTTTTCGACGCCAGCTGTGAGCTCGGTGAAAGCCCAATCGTCAGCGAGGTTGGGGCGCAATAGATAGTTTTTCCCGTTGAGGAGCGCGTAGCCCTTGCGCGGCTCCTCTGACGTTTCTGAAGCAGCTTCTGGTTCAGTGTTTTCTTCAGCCATTGTGCGGCCTTTCTAGTCGATACTATGCGGCATGATAGGAGCCTCCCAGGTGGCGGGCCGCACAGAACGCCACCTGGGAGGAGCTTTTTAGGCGGCAGCCTCAATGATGTCCCGGAAGTAACGCCCGTCAACGTCCTTCTTGACTGCCAGCTCAAACGGCAATGCAATCAACTCTTCGTCCGTGAACGTTTGCGTGAAATCTTCCGTAACGTCTTGAGCGTTCCCGAAAACGATCCGCCGCAGCATCCCGTTGAATTCAAGGTCGATAACCCATACGGCAGCGTCCGTCTCATCGCCCTTATAATCGAGGGTGATACGCCCAGTCTCCGCATCGACAGTAACCGCATCATCCCCAAATTTGGCTTTCAGCGTCACCTCGTTGTTCACTTCAATCAGCGAGAATGTTACACGCACAGTCTCTTCCGTTTTTGCGGTAGCAACTTCTTCGCCACCCCACGCCTTGAGGGACGCGAACGATTTATTGATTGCTCGCTCTACACCGTCTTCAGAGACATGTCCCTGTTCGACGAATGCGGTGGCGAGAGCTTCGGTGGCAGTTATCGGAAGAGTGGTTCCGGCTGGTGCTTTGAAAATAGCACCACCAATTTTCGGCTTGCCGATCATAGTTTTAGAAGCGTCGGTCATTTTCGACTCCAAGCGTGCGGCCTGGGTTTATGTGTCAGATTTTCTCCACAGCGACGCGCAGGGAGACAGCGAAAACGGAACGCGGACGGCCCGAATCAGGATCGTCCGACGGGTACGGCCCATACACGGTTCCTCGCGAACCTTCCGGGCAGTAAAGATACGGATCAGCGATATTGACTGCGGACGCGAGGCCATACACGGTAGACGCGAAAGCTCCCGCATCCGCCTCGGTTGTGGCCCAACATTCACACACCACCACTATTTCGGCGAGCGAAAGATTGATCCGGTTGACGTTCGTGACAAGGCAGCGGATGAACTTCGCGGGCTTCACAGACGGGACTTGCGACGCGACAGTGACCGTCTCGCCAGTCTTGTCCGCGATCGCCTCGCGTAGATAGCTGATGAATGCAGGCAGCGCATATGGAACAGTCAAAATTTCCGCCACTGTTATGCACCGCCTCTAATCACGCGAGTTAGCGTGTGATTCTTGGCGTTATCACGCTGCGCCGCGTAGGACGCCGCGATAACCGCTGCGCGTAGACGCCCACGCCCACCAGTGGTTTCCGCCGATTTCGCCTCATACCCATCACCGGCAGCCGCAGCCATAGCGCGCGCCTTCTCATTGAGGATCGGTGCGAGAGCCGGATCTTCACGCAACGCTTTAAATCCAGACATCTTCCATTTGAACCGCACCTTGTTAGCCATCACGAAACCGCCTTGCGGATAGCCTTACGCAATTCAGTAGATGACGGCACGCGTATCTTCCCGGAAGCCGATACGGATGTTTCAATCTCAATCTCTCCGATCTCAATCTCTTTCCGACCGACGCGCACGAAGACAGGAACCTTCATAGAGAATAAAGCAGCCATTACCCTTCCACTCTCTTGAGGTTGATCCGCAGCCCCGCATCCCATCCGAACGGGCCATGCGTAAAATCCTCCGCGTAACCAATCTGCTCGAAGCAGGCCGCACCCGGATGTTGAGGACAATCAGTGGCTGGTACTCCGGGCAAAACCCAATGGTCACGCGGCGTACTCTCCACACTGGCAGGAGCAAGCAGGTCCATGTCACGGACAACGGCCGACCGGTTCTGCTCGGACGGCATCTGATCTGCCGAAGGTGGAGCCCACCCGTAAACCGGAATAGATTGGGCTTCACCCCACGAGTCGATGGCGTTGCCAAGCGCGTCTGTTTCGCCAGCTGCATACGGATAACGCGTCGCCGTATAGGGAGTCGGGAAAGCCATCTAAACCACCAGCCCGCAAATCAGTGCGTTCAAATCGTCCACACCAGCATTTTCCCGAGTCTGCACCGAAACAGTTTCGCCTTTCACGACTCCTCCTTCGGTGCGGCGAGATCGACTTCAAACGCTCGCTGCTTACCACATCCGAGAGACAGTTTTTCCGCCTTCGTCAGATATAGATCACCGCTCGGATTCG